GAGAAGATAGTAATATTAAGAAGGTCTTCGATAATTTCCCTTCTCTGATATGATGTAAGCTGCATGAATGGAGTATGACTTGCCGAGCCGAGAATAACAATCTGAGTGAATGATTTATATGAGAACTTTAAAATTGTCTCTTCGAGGTATTTTTGATAATCTCTCGAAGCCGCGTCTTGATTTAACATTACATTGTTCTTGTAAATCTCAAAGATTGTTGGCTTGATTCCTCTACTAATCTTATATTCATCTGAGCCAATAGAAAACTCTATCTCGACAAGGAGTTCTTTATTATTAAGAGTGTTAACCAGAGAAGGTTTAGTTATGTTCCTAAATGCCTTACCAAAGAGAGAAAAGCATAGAGCATCGAGCATTGTGCTCTTTCCCGAGCCATTCGATCCAACGATAAGAGTATGATTGTTTTTGGATAGTTCGATCTCGACGGGAATTTGTCCAGTCGAGAGGAAATTCATCCAAGTTATTTTCTTAAATACTATCATGTTAATCTGACGTCAGTGCTTCATTATATAATTGGAAGAATAATTTCGTGACCGCTTTCTTGTCGGGTTCTTCGAGTTTCATGCCAGAGATGTAACGATTCACGATCGTGAGAGTATCCTCTGCCTGTTCCATGATAGTAGTAGAATCCTGTGTACTCAGATTTAAATGATCCTCTACTACTGAAATATCATATGGTCCAGCCTTAATGAGCCTATCCATGAACTGATCGAACTTATATGGATCATTCTTTTGTACGACGACGACTTTGCATATCTTCTGATTAAAGGAATTCATGTCATAGTTTTCTTTGACAGAGTCGTCATAGAATATCTTATTGAACATTCTATTTGGATTTTCGATAAACTGTAACTCTCTTGTCGAGGTATCGAAGACATGGAAACCCTTTGGATCGCCATGATCATTCCAGGTCATCTCATAGGGACAACCAAAGTAGTGTACATTTCCATTTGATGATCTGTGATGAAGATGTCCTGAGCCAACGAATTCAAACTTAGAGAAATGCTTGACATCGAATCCCTCATCATTTACATATCCGGGATACATCTCAAATCCAATGACTTCGAGGTGACCAAGAAGAATCTGCGCCTTGGTCTGCTCGATCATCTTCATTGCATGATCATGATTCTCGTCACAAATCCATGGAACCAGCAAAATCTTAGTTCCCTGTAATTCAATCTCCGTGGCCTGATCATATACTCTAATGTTATTATCAGTATTACCAAAGAACTCTGACATTGAATTGATCATGTTAGTGTTCTTATAGAAGCAATCATGATTACCAACGGCAATGATGATATCTATATTGGCTTCCTTGGCAGGAGTAAAGAACATCTTCTTCATTCTAAATGAAGTTAGATAGTTGATATACTTCCTACGATCTACGACGTCGCCCGTGTGAATGATTGTGCTGATATTATTTCTAATCAAATAGGGAAAGAATGTTTCTAAATAGAACTTCTCAAAGTAATCAGCAAATGCACTATCATCAGATCTCGCGCCAAAATGCGTATCTGTTACGATAGCAATCTTCATCCCAAGATACCTCTTCTCTTGATTGTTCTAGAGCCAAAGGTTTTACTAATCTCATTCTTCGAATCAAATTTATTAATCTGTAAAGAAAGATAATCATTGATTTTCTTGAGAGAATCCCTACAATTTTCTCGAACATGTTTTGGTGATTTTACATCTGTCATATTTCTAATAAGATCAGAAAGAGCAGGTGGAATGAACATCGGAGGCTTAGTCTCATCATCTACAATATATGACATGGTAACTCCATAATTAAATACAACGTAAATTATAACTTACTTTTTCTTTTTAGTCAAGGGTTTTTTTAATTTATCCTTTTTATCCTTTTTGTCCTTTTTATCTTTGGCCTTCTGTTTCTTCACCTTATCATTATGTTCGATACTGGAAATCAAACTTCCCATGTAAGTTTCTCCGCTTTCCTCCATGACAGAAATATGCCCATATGCATTAGATTGTCGTCCACTTATGTCAGCATACCCAGCATCAGTGGCAATGTACATATCTGAGATTTTACCCTTTGTATAGAGCTGGAGTTTTTCCTTTTGAATTCTTCTAAGAAATGCATAGTAAATAATTTGAGTAAAATATGCAAATGGATTCTTTGACTTTTTTGGATCGAAGTTATGCATATATGTTAGACAATTTTCTACTCCATCTAAGACCATCTCCTCTCTAAAGGGATAGTCGCGAAAGTTACCCTTTGATGAGAGATTATTTGCAATCTTAAGAAGACACTCTCCAATATAGTTTGGAGCGATGGGTTTCTGGCTCTGTTCCTTCTTTGCCAACTTACATTTCTTATTATGAAATATAACTTCTTTGAGAAACTGTTCGTTGTTTACATAATGATTTGTCATTAGTTTTTTACATCCTTTGGTGTCAACATTAATATCAATCTCATTGCTTCTTTATTATTTTTTATATCACTTAGCGGATCTTTTTTATCTAATTTTCTAGATAGAGAAGTTCTCTCAGATTTTAAAAAATGGCTCTCGGGAGTTTCTTCTCCAGATTCGTAAACCTCATTACCAAAATTATCAATTTCTGTCGAATTTAAATTTGGAAAGAATTCCTGGGTCCGAAACAATGCTCTATCAAAGATCTTCTTTAATTCATCAGAAAGAGTAGTTTTGGCGACGATCATATCTTTATATACAGTTATCTCATGATCGTTTGGGAATGGGAACCATTTCGAGAGTTCACAAGTCCTAATGATAGAGTGTTCATAGTATCTTTCGACTGTAATTACCTTATGAGCATTCTTGACCTCATAAGTAGAGTCTGTCTCTTTATTGATTGAGAAAATAATATCCTCGCCAGTGGCAAGTTTAACTAATACTGGTTCTGAATTCATTTTTATATGTCCAGGTTATAAAGTTTATAGTTGAAACCTTCTTGAGCATATAGCTGTATTCTATTCTGGAAGTGTTTGAATGTAAAGTTCACATGTTGCTTATGTCTAAAGTCGTCACCAATGTCATAGAGAGTACATGTCTGTTTTGTCGAAGAAGTACGAAGCCCACGACCAATAGACTGTAAAACTCTAATTTTTGAGTTAGAGGGTGAAGCAAATACAATATTATTTAGGTTTTGAATATTTATGCCAGTCGAAACACAGCCATAACTACCTACAATTACAGATTTAATTTCTTTCTCGACAATGCCGCGAATCAGTTCACGCTCTTCTCCCTCGACTCCGCCGTAGATAAAGAATACTTTTCGATCGATGCACATGTCTTTGATCTTCTGGTATAACTCCTTTCCCTGCTTTTCTACAAACTGAAATAGAACAAGGGTATTTCCCTCGAGACTTTGTACGAGCCTACAAAGCTTATCATTCCTTTTCTGATGCATTACGAGAAACTCTATCTCTTCCTGATAAGTGCACTTTGATATATACTTTGCGTCAGTTTCAGTATGTTTAAAACAGAAACACTTGATCTCGAGTTCGGCAAGAACTTTAGAATCGATCAATTCAGTGGTACTGATTACCTTCTCTATGTTACCAAATAATCCCTGAAGAATGAGTTGATTGCATTCTACATCAACGAGCGTTCCCGTAGTTCCGAACTTATATACACAGTTCTTAGTTTTTTCCATTAATGATTGAAGTGCCTTGGCCTTATACTGATGACACTCATCACCAATTACTACATCGAACTGCGAGAAGAAGTCATCTTCTATGTCATAGATGCTCTGCCATGTCGAAATAGTAAAGGGAACTTTGCTTTTCTTTTCTATTCCGCCATGAATACTTAATACCTTATTCTCTACCTTTGGATTATATGCAATAAAATCAGAACGAAGCTGGTGCACTAGATTAATGGTAGGAACAATGACTAATACTCTATGTCCAAACTGTGCATACCATTCACAAAGAAGATATATAATTAAAGACTTTCCCGAGCCAGTTGGAGAAAGTAGAACAAGTCTATTACTTTGAATTGCAGAAGTAAATGCTCGAAGCTGATAGTCTCTTGGAAACTTAGTTAGAGGTAATGAATCAAAGAAATCTTTTAGATCCTCGGGAGAGACATTATTACTTACTCCCGAACATTCAGAATCAATGACCTCATAGTTATTAAATTCGCAGAACTGCTTGAGCTTCTCAAATAGCCCAATGTACATTAATTTATTCTTTGAGTTTAAGAGTCTAATCTTTCCATCCCAATATTTCTTTCGATATGATGGCATGAACTTAGCACCAGGCACCTCGAATGAAAAATGATTATGAGCCAATTGGAATATATCACTTTCACAATCGACTCTCATATATACTTCATTTATCTTGGTACAGGTTACTTGATTACTGTTGCCCATTTAGAAACTTATGCCAATTTATATGATTAGATATTTGGTAGTTTCTTCCATTGATCTGTTTAATTACTTCTTCGATGTACTCTACGACAAACTTCTGTTCAGCCACAGCCTTATTGAGATTAACAAGATCAGCATCAGCTTCGGTATATATCGATAGATCTTGACGAAGAATCTTATATGTCATTGGTTCCCAATTGTACTTGACATA